GTCGAGGTGCTTTTTTGTAAAGGACATATCAGCGTCTCTTCAGGTAGCCGCTGGCAGAGCTGCGGCGTTGAGGTGGCGTTGCTGCGGGTCGCGTTTGCACGACAGAGGCAGTGGGTGGTGGTGCTGGCTTGGCTTGCCTTACGGCCACAGGCGCGGGAGCCATGTCCTCATCGAGACGCTCGGTGTGAACAGGCTTGATACCTAAGGCATCGTCAAACAAACCGGATTGGGCCAAGGCCTGGCGCACCCGGTCCCAGTCGTGTTCCTGATAACGGTTGATGCCCAAGTAGTGCGCCATGGCTAAGCAGTACACCATGAGGTCGAGGGCTTCGTTGCGTACGCCATGCCCCTTTACCCACTCGGTACGCACCTTACCCCTGACCTTGCGAGCAACCTTATGCTCCGCTACGCACTGGTCAAAGAACTCGTCCGGCAGATCATTAGGGAAGTGGAGCGCACCAGGCCCCGATTCAAATGGATAGCGGTTGTAGATCCAATCTTTCGCAGTGTCTGTCCCTACAAACCACAGCTCGACGCCATTGCGTTCGGTCTGGCCCTTCCAGGTCACATCCATCATGGACGGACGTTGCGCAATGACATTCTTGCCGGGCTTGCTAGCCCCCTTAACGGCGAACACGTTGCGCCAACGTCGCAGACGGCAGAACTGATACACCTCATCGGTATGATGACCGCCGGAGTCGACCGCTGTTGCGAGAATTGCAAGACCCACACCGCACGGATGCCGGTAACGAGCCCTGAGCTTTTCGTCCAGCACCAACCAAGTACTTTCTTTTGCGGGGTCTCCCCAGATCACCTGGAAGTCAACAAGCCAGCGCTCCATACCAACACCGAAACCCATGACCATTAATTCTAAGCGGTTAGCCTGGACATCGACCGCCCCCGTCAGCATCAAAACCGCTGATGGCATCGAGCCTAAACCGTAACGCTCTAGCCTCGACCGGTCACGCAGGACCTCGGCTTTGGTTTGCTCCTGAGCGCTATCCCAAACCTTTGCAAGCCGGGTGTTGTAAAACACCTGCATCAATCCCATTTCACCGGCTTTCTGAGACTTCTTAGCTTCTTCGAACTCCATCGCCAGCGACTGCCATGACAGCCAGCCTATTGGCGAATACAACGCGTTGAGATGGAAGCCGACTGTCTGACCGCCTCCCTTGCTATGTGCACGCCATTCGCCACGAGCGAGCATCGTGCTCTTGTGATGCTCCTCGATCAGAACGTCACATTCAGGACCGGCACATCGGTAATGCACATTATTGAAGTCCTCACCATAGAGCAGCCGCTCCCACTCCAACACTTGCATAAAGCCGCAGGTCGGGCACGGAACATAGTAATACCGCTGGTCGCTGGCTTCGAAGAGGTCAGCGATACGTGATGCGCCCTTGATGGTGGGGGAGCTGGAGAAATAAATCTTTGCGTTGCGACCAAAGTTTGTCGCTCGGGTCTCTGCCAGCGCAACAGGGTCACCCTCTTGCCCTACATCGTTTTCCCAACGATCAACCTCATCACCATAGATGTAGCGTGCGGACAGTTCGGACAAGTTGGCAGCCGAACCTGCAGTGTTAACGTACAGCGAGCCCCCTTCGAACTCTTTGGTATCCATCGTGTTGGAAGTGTCGCGAGAACGATTAGCGGCCACACGTTCACTGAGCACGGGTGTTGCCTTAATCGTCTTTTTTATCCGACCGGATACACGCTTTGCCAATGTTAAATTGGGTAACAACGCCAGGATGTTAGAGGGGGCCATATGGATTAGGGCACCAATCCAATTCAAAGCAATCTGGGTTTTCATAAGCTGTGAGGCCACCATAGTGACCACACGACGACATGGATGTGCCGGGGACAAACAACGCATGGGCTCACGGGCGTAAGGTGTGCGCGCAGTGCGATACTTACCGGGTTCCGGTGCTCCCGTATCTTTGGGAATTCGCATGAACTCGTCGGCCCACTCGTCAACCCAAAGATCTGGGTCGGGTCGAAGGCCACGGAAATACGATTCGCGGTACACCTCAGCACCGTCCGGGAATTCGTCTGACATAGCGTTAGCTCACTGAAATTGCTTTATCGAGGTCTGCTGCAGATAGTCGCTCGGCATCCTCGAGAGTACGACGCAACTCCGCCGTAAGATGACGTTCGATTTCCCAGGGATCCGTCATAGCGGCGAATTCGGATGACAGCTGAGACGAGAGCCGTAGCAGCTGATCACGCAACAGGCGACCCGCGTTGTAAGCGCTAACTTCAACAGCCGTACGCTCGACCAGCGAGCCCTGCTTTGTGCGTAATTCAATAGCGCTCAACCCCGCAAGGCTCTGCTCCCGCAGGGCTCTGGATTTATGGAAGTCCGGTTGTTTGTCATCGCAACTAGTGAGTTGCGGCGGCGCAGCCGTGGGAGTCGGCTCCACCAATGTGGACAGTTGACTGTAAACGTCGCGCTGAATCCGATCCTTTTGGTGACGGTCGGCGACGGCGGTTTTGCTCGGGTCAGCGGTGTCGCGAATCAGAGCCTCAGTAGCATGTACATCGACCTGTCTACCGTTGGGTGAAAGCACCAGCCGGTTGTTGTCTTTCAACCAAGTGATGTAACTCGGAGACCTGCCTAGTCGGGCCGCGAAGGCGCTCTTTGACAGGTAGGTTGGTTCTGTCATGAGCCCTCCTTTTCAACGTTTTTCAATGAATCCTTTCAAGATTTCAATGATTGAAATTTCAGTAAGCTGGCAACACTGCCGCTAACACTTTCCCGCGGGTTTCCGACCCCGTACCCCTCAAATAACCCCAGGGTCCCCGTAGGTTTTCGGCGCCCCGGGACGGTGCATCATCCCTGTTCGCCACTGGCAGGTGGCACTTCGGAAACGCCCAGCCGCTTGGCGGCCCAACGTTCGTACAACCCGATGGCCACATCGGCACCGGCCATCGCCGTTAGGCATCCCAGGGCGCCCGCCGTCCAGATCGTCATACCGGCCGCGATCATCAGCATCATCGCCGACACCCCGCAGACAACGCAGGCACCAGACCGAAGTGCTAGCCGGCGCAGTAATGCCCAACCTCGCGCCCCATCTTTGTCGGCCCGCCACATCTCACCCGATACGCCGCCAACCAGGGCCAGGACGATCACTAACCAAATCGGCATCTCTGCCAGCGCTTGTTGCTCGTTTGTCATCGCCAACCCCTAAACGCAAAAACCCGGCGCAATGGCCGGGTTTGGTGGTGGGTGCCTGCCGCTCTCTGCGGTCGCACCTATCGAAGATGACTACTTTTTACAGGTCGATTCCGGTGGCAGCAACCCTGTTTTAATGCCACCCGGTGAATAAGTGGGTAACACAGGGGGAACGCCTAGCGAATGTCGGTGAATACACCACCACGGCATTCTGTTGTTTCAGCGGTGTCCCATTCGTCCCACTTTTCAGAATCGAAGTAGGACACCTGAGAGCGCCTAAGTTCGGGGCTTCGCCCCACTGTCCTACTTATCTTTCTCCTTTCTCGTGTAAAGGAAGAAAATTAAAGAACACGCGTTCGCGCGTAAGCGCGTGCTGCTGCCCGCTACGCATACATGGGCGGGGGGCACTCGCAAGCAGGACGGTGGGACAACCCAACAACGAAAAGGCCCGCACCTGTCCCACTGCATCAAAACGCAGCGGGACAAGACGGGCCAGTGGGACAACAACAGCCGGACGAATACCTGGGGTCACGCAGCCTTCCCCATCATCACGCCGAGGATCTGCAGGTGTGCGTCATGCAGGCGCTGGTAGTACGTGTCACGGCCGCAACCGCAATGGGAGTACCGCAAGCGCATATCAACATCGAGCGTGCAGTAATGCTCCTGCACAACCGTCACCAGCTCGGGCGCCAGATGTTTGTTCACGATCAGCTCGATGTCGAGAGAACTCTCCAGCGGCGCACGAAAGGCCCGGCGCCCACGGATCAGTTGCCCATTGCTCTCCATCATCATGGCAACCATGTTCCCACCAGCAAGCCCCCCTTTCGAATGTTCGGAATGCAGCTCCTGAGCCCACAGCCTCAGCAACGAATCGATCTCCTTAATCAAAGCAAGGATCCTCGTACACTTCGCGCTTCAACGCCGAAGCACCGCCCCACCCTGCAGGCTTCTTGTAAGCCCACGGCCTCTGACCACTCTTCACCAACGGAGGCAACCGCACGCGCCGCCACCCCAACCGGTGCATGATTGCACCGACGCGCATCTGCTCCGGCTTGCCCCAATGTCCATAGTCCAACTTCAACGCACTGGTTAGCACATCGCTGCCGGTGGTGGTCTCGCCGATCTGCGACTCTTCCAGCCAGGTCAGAATCGGCCCTTCCCACTCGTCCACCACAAAGCGCTCGTCCTGCTCTTCGCCGAACATCGCCGCTTCATCCAGCGTCACCCACCAGAGATCGCCCGCGTCGTAACAGAACACTGCCTCAGCCCAGAGCTGATCGCGGATCGAACGCAACAGCTCCAGATCCACCTTGGTACACGCCACCGGCCAATAACGCCGGTTACCGGTCGCATCCTTCAGGTACTCGTCCTGGTTCGTCGTCCCCACGAACACACACTGACGCGGCACATCCATCGTGCGGCGGCCGTAACTCTCGCGGTAGGTATCAGTGGACGCCGAGAAAAACTGCTTGGCCTTGGTACTCTCGGCCTTGTTGAAGCTGTCCAGCTCGCCCAGCTCGACGACCCATTTGCCCCGGATAGCCTGAAACCCGTCCTTGTCGCCGAGAGCGAACGGCGTATCCATGAACCACTCGCCCCCGAGGATGCTCATCGCTGTCGACTTACCAGCGCCTTGCGCGCCCTCAAGGATCATCACCGAGTCAGCCTTGCAGCCCGGCTTCATTACCCGCGCCACGGCCGACAACATCCAGCGCTTGCCCACCTTGGACGAGTAATCGGTAGCCTTCACACCCATGACGTCCGTGAGCCAGCTCTCCAGGCGCGGCACGCGATCCCACTCGAGCTTGCGAAGGTACTGCCGCACCGGATGAAACGCGTGATCATGCGCGACCACACTGACCGCCTCGATCACATGCGACGCCTTGACCCGCAAGTTGTACTGCTGCGCGAGCCACTTCATCACACGCACATCATCAATATCCGCCCAATCACCCGTGCCGCCGCCATACGGTGCCGCACGCAGTTTCACGATCTTCGAACTGAAAGCGCTGTAACTGATCACCCCGGCCCAGCGCTCATCGTTGGCCAGGATCAGCTCGACGTTCTGCATGTGCGCAATCAGCGCACCGCTCTCACTTCGAGCCAGCATGTCCTTCCAGCCACCAGCAGCCGGCGGCTTGACCACCGCCAGCACCTGGCGGCGTACCGCCTCCAAACCTTCGGCTACATGTAGGTCATTGAAGTCGGTCCACTTGATCTCGCGCTCACCGGAAAAGATCGGCGCAACCACCTGGCCACCAACGATCAGCGCCGCGTTGTTGGCCTTTTCTTCACCGGGATTCCAGGCATCGCCGTTCGGTTTCGTGGTCTTCCAGTCATCGTCCCGGCAGATGATCAGCGGGCAGCCGGCGAAACGCTCGCGCATCGCCTTGCACACCACTAGCAGGTTGCCAGCGTCAAACGCGATGGCCACGGTCAGCGAAGTCGCCATATGCAAGCTTGCGCCCGTGGCGTAGCCCTCACACACCAGCACGGGTTCGCCCGGATCCGGATGCGGACCGATCAGGTGAAAGGCGCCCTCTTTTGACATCCCATAGGGCCAATAGGTCTTGTCCCGACCAGTGTCTTCCTGCTTGGTTGGAAACACCACTTGCAGGCCGACAATCTCGTCGCGCACGTTGCACATCGGCACCAGGAAGGCACCGGTGCGAGGCGCATACCGAACACCGATACCAACGATCTGCTTACGATCCAGATAATCGCTACGGCCCTTCTCTGGCATGCGCTTGAACATGCCCGCCGCCCGCTTCGCGGCACGACGTGCCGCACTGGCCGCGATCTCCGCAGCCCGGCGCTTCGCCTCCTCCTGCCGAGCGCGCATAACCTCACGCTCTTCCGGCGACATCCGCCCGGCCTTGACCTTGATCTTCTGCGACTCGCCCGAACGCCAGTCACCGAACGCGCCGAAAATCAGCGTCTCGCCCTTCTCAGTGTGATGCTCATGGGCGATGTACCAGCCGTTCTTTTCCTTGCCCTTGTCCTGCGCCGTCTTGCAACGGGTCAGCTTACCAAACACCAACGGCTGCGCAGGCTCAAGCCCATAATCCGCGAATTGCCCCAACACCTCATCGAGCATGGACGGCCTCCCAGATCTCATCGATCTCTTGGCAGCTCACGCATTGCGTGCAACCAGGAACAGCAACACGCCGTCCCTCAGGGATCGGGCTGTCACAGTTTTCACAGAACAAAAATGAATGCGCCGCCAAAGCGGGCTTGGCAGCGTTGCGTGCAGCGAGCGCCTGATCGATGCGCTCTTGCACTAGGTCATTAGCAAAATCCGCGATGTCAGCCACGATCAACACCCCGCGTCGTCTGGTTGACGTAGGTGGCGCGGTTGAACATCCCCAGCAGCCCCTGAATACCGCGAAACACCTGCAGGCGGATCGCGGCCAGTTCGTGGTCCGTCACCACACCGTCGCCGATGCTCTTGGCCCATGTCTCAGCCAAGTCAGCTACCTGCCGAAAGTATTCAGCAATTCCGGTGGTCAGGGTTTCAGGCATGTCATTGGTGTACGCCTCGGCCAATTCCTGCCAGGTCGTATCCCCCACCAACGCATGCACTGCATCCAGAATGCGGCGGTCCTTGGTCAGCTCCAGGATCTCGCCAAACTCCTGAATGTTGACCGTGTGGCTGGGGTGCGTGGGAGACAACTTGTGCTGCAGCGTGGTGGCGTTTCTGCCGGTGGTGGCGGCGATTGCAGCGGCGCCGCCGGGATAGTCCCGTGCAGCATGGTAAAGCGCTAGATCGAGCGGCAAAATTTCCCGCTGCGCCCGTTCTACAGAACTCAGAGCGATTCGGCTCATGGCATTAATCCTTAAGGTTGCCAGTGCCGCGCGACATGCAGTGGTGATACATTTGCCGCGTGGCTTGAAAGGGCCCAAACGCCGGCTAGATCTTCAGGATCGATACCGGCACCGTGCCGAGGCGAACGATCCGTAGTTCACCTCTGGCGCGACAGCTGCCCAATCTGTGGTGGAAAAGGCAGCAACACCAAAGCTTCCGAGCCTTGGAAAAGCGCGATAAAGAGGGGTGGTTAGCATGTGGTGTGCCCGCCTACCTTTATCGCGACCCGACAGCGCTGTGGTGGTGCGTGCCGGGAGGAACTGGGCGACCTTTGGGTCGCCTTTTTTCTACCTATGCTGATTTGATTGATGAAATCGTTTCAGTGATACCGAAGTGCTCCAAAACCTCAGAAAGTGAGACATAACCTTCGCTTTCTCGGGTCAAGGATTTAATCAAAGAGACACTGGGGTCTTTGCTTGCGTATTTGACATGCAAACGTAGATAGCTCACAGCAATCCGGCATCTTGAGGCGTAGGCTGTCTGGGCTTCAGAATTCAAATGGTTGATGTAGTCGCGCAGTTTCATATGATGCTCCTTCAGATTCACAATTTAACCATTAAGGTTAATTTTTGCAATACCCGAAA